CAACGTTCTACACCTTCAACCCCGCTACTGAAAAGATCGTACGGCGCAAGCAAAATAAAGACCCGCGCGGTAAGATACGCGTCTCTTGGTATTTCTATGACGCCGATGGCGCAAACCCTCTTGGCCGTAGTGTATTGGAGCTTATTGGTCCTCTGCAGAACCTGATTGATGGCGATATGCAGGCATATCAATACAACCGCGCTGCAGCGTTGCAGCCAACCGTTAATGTGTTTGGTAACGTCAATGAACGGCGGCTCAACTTTGGCGCTAATGCTGTCAATAAGATTCAAGATCAGAACGCGCGCATCGAGGTGATGAATGTCGATACAACTGCCTTGCGTGAATACCCGAACCTGTACGGTTTGCAGAAGTCGCAGATGCTGAACCTAGTCAACAGTCCAGATACCTCAATCAGTGCGGAAGTTGGCAATCCTGGCTTTGGTAAAACACCGCAAGCCTTGAAGACTCAGCAAGCGCAAGTGTCAGTTGACGACAACGCCTTACGCAAGGGCTTTGAAGCATTCTTCGAAGAATGGAGCGAGACGGCTATCAATCTATACTTTGCCGAGCACAACGGTATTGAGCAGATGCAGCTAGATGATGAAACGGCCGAGAAATTGCGAACACTGGAGCGCGATGGTCATGAGTTAGACGGCGTAGTGCTTAATGACAAAAATATGGCGACTATCGATTTTTCTAAAGCGCAGGGTGTACTGAAGTTTAAGATTGACGCCTCAACCACCAAGGTTAACAGTGAAGCGGCACAGCTTGATGCGCTGAAAACCTTGATTCAGACACTGGATTCCAGCCAATCGCTCAATCAAGTCGTGCCAATCAAAAAGAAGCTGGCAGCATGGAACGCTATTGTTGCTAACTCTGGCATTGATGGACTGGACGAATTGAAGGTTACCGAGGAAGAGATGGAAGAAATGCAGCAGATGCAATCACAGGGGGTACAGCCGATGGAGCAGACCGAGGGCGAAACGCCAGAAGCCGAAATGGAAGAGCAGCCTGCTGAGGTGACACCGGATGAGGCCGCACCAATCGAGCCGCAGGAGGCTGCTGAACAAACTATAATCGATGAACTACGCCAGATTGGTACACCAGAGAACCTAATCGCCGAAGTACCGAGCATGGTTGAAAAAGGCTTTACCGAGGAAGAGATAATCGCCTCCATTATGGGCGTTATCCAGAAAGAGGAGGATGAATAATGGAAGACAATCTATATCCACGCAGTACTGAGTATTTTGTACCAAATGCTGACATGGACGAGCAGCGCGAAAAAGCCAAGAAAGAGGAAAATGCTGCTGTAGCTAAGGAGTTGAATAAGTTGCAGCAAATTGTAGACCGATGGAACGAGCGGATCGATTATTACAAATCACTTGACGCTATCCCGAATGAAGCCGTTACCGACAAAGAGCAACTATCGATTTACATGCTGGCGCACAAGGAAGTTGTACGGATTTTACGACAAGAAAGGAGCGAATTGGAAAACACTATCAACTCTATTTAAAGAGGTACGTTGCTTTGGTTGGCTAAATCCTCGCTAGTAGCTGACCAAAGGAGCGCATCTCACGCAGCCCAGGTTCGTCACCTGTAATCGACGTCAAAACAATGTAACGAGAAGGAGGGTGCTATGCCGCAAGCAGAAGCGGAAAGCCAAGAAGTCGTAAATACCGAGGTAGAACAGGAGTCTACCCAAGCTGAGTCGACGGCAGCTGAAACGAAAAACTCTGAGGCTTCGAGCGAGCCAAACACTAAAGCAGTTATCTCAGATAGCGGCGAGGTGGTACGTGTCAAAGTCGATAAATCCAAGGAGGAAGACAAAGAGGGCGAATCCGAGGACGAGTCAGACGACGACCCGAAGCCGAAACGGGGCAAGGAAGCCCGCCAAGAGCAACTAGAACGCGATTTAGACGAAGAAAATCGAGCTATCCGCGAATTGGTTGCCAGGCGGAATGAAGCAAGAGCTTACCGCCAGCAGTTGGAACAAGAGCAGGCACAGCAGTATCAGGAAACACCACCTGAAATGCAAAACCAGCCACTACCAACACTAGAGCAGATTATGCAGACGGAGAACCCGGAAACGGGAGATTTCTTCACTGAATTTGAAGCTAAGGCGGTGTTACAAAACCTACAACTACAGCAGCAGTTGGTAGACATACAGCAAGCTCAAGAGCAAGCGGCTTACGAAGCCCAAGTCAGTGCATCAATTAGCGGCATGTCGTCAGATGCTGAACGGGCACTCAAGGATTTTCCAGAGTTCGACCCAGAATCTGATGAATATGACCCAGAACTTGACGCAGATGTGAATGAGTTCCTACAAGGAATGCTCATTTACGACAATGCTGGCAATATTGTTGGTTCGCGCGAGAGTATATATCAACTATATCAGTCATTCCATAAGGCGAGAGGCGAGAAGCCTAAGCGAACAGTGATAAACGATGCAGGCGATTTCCGCGGTAGCGGTGCCCGAGTCGAGAAACCGTTCGAGAAGATGTCCACCAAAGAGATGGAGGCTTATCTTCGCCGAAAGGGACATGACGTTTAAGAAAGGCTATAAAAGATGGCAACAAACACGACCGCAACACTTTCAGCCGAGATGATCCAGTACCTGGAAAAAACATTCTTGGAGCGTAGTGAAGCGCGCACAATTCATGCTGAAGGTGCAAAAAAGAAAACCTTGGAGAAGAATAGCGGTACAACCATTACCTTCACCAAACGTTCACCATTCGCCCCAGCGACTACACCGCTCGTGGAAGGTGAAAACCCGCAGGACGACGAGATCAAGAGTAACAAAGTTACTGCAACCCTAAAAGGCTACGGTAAGTGGACAAAAGTCTCGAGTATGCTGTACAACACATCGATTGATCGTGAGATGAAAGAAACGGTTGAGATGATGGGACAGAACTCAGGCGAGACAATCGACGCATTGGTTCGCAACGTACTGCACCAGGGCGCAACTGTTCAGTTTGCAAACAAGAAAAGTGCATTAACTGGTATTACTGATGACGACATCTTGACTGTCACAGAAGTTCGCAAGGCAGTCCGCACGTTGAAGAAAAACAACGCGATGGTCTACCCTGACGGCTATTTCTTGGGTAAAGTTGGTCCAGATACCGCCTACAATATCACTGGCGATACTGCATGGGTTGACGCTCAGAAGTACACCGGCCGACCAGAACTATACAAGGGTGAACTGGGACGCTTGCACAAAGTCCGCTTTATTGAGGCATCAAGCAACCAGATGGAGGAGAGCAGCACTAAGACTGTTTACTCAAACTTCATCCACGGTCAAGAGGCATTCGGCGTAGTGGATTTGGCAGGTAGCGGCTTGAAGAAGATTATCATCAAAATCAGCGATAAAGGTGATACCTCTAACCCGCTCAACCAGTTCATGACGGTTGGTTGGAAGGCTGAAGCGTTCGCAGCAGCAGTGCTTGATCCGAAATGGATTATCAATATTAAAACAGGTGCTAAGGACTAGTAGCTGGTAACCGGGGCGGCTAACACCGCCCCGCCAAAGAAAGGAAATAACATGGCAGAGAAAACTCCACCGAAATCAGAGCCGGTTAAAGCGGAAACTCCAAACGACATGGAGGCTCAAGTCGCTGCGGCAAAGAAAGAAGCTGAGGCTAGCGCCGCTGACATCATCGCGCAGGCTAAAGCGGAAGCTGAGAAAATTATCGCTGACGCTAAGGAAGCTAGCTCAGACGACGAGGTCGTTAGCCGTAGTGTCTCTAAAAAGGATATTGTCGACGCTTACAACCATGGCATGAGCCATATGGAAATTGCTCGGAAGTTCTATGGCAACGTCAATGACGACAATATGCAAAAGGTTATTAGAGTAATCAGCGCAGAGTTTGAACCGCTGGACGACATTGACCCAGAAGTTGAAGTCACCGAAGCTTGGAGTTAAGCAAATGGACGGAACAAGAGAGGGAGAATTAAAGCGACTGAGCGAGGTATTTAACGACCCTCTCAAGTCCCGTCATGAGCGCAGACTAGCCCACGACACATTCAACAAGATATTACGCCAAGTAAAAGATAAACATCTCACTGAATTACGTCGTAGGCTAATCCGAGCCCACAATGCTGAGGATGTAGACACCGCCGAAAAAATAACCAATGAAATAGATGAGTATTCACGGCGGATGGGATACAAATAGCGACTACAGCATAAACATACAGATCATCTCATTTACATTAATGAGATGGTTTTTTTGTTTGGCTTATGCTATAATAGCCTTACAATTAAGCACGAAGTGTGACTCCAAAAAACGAGAGCGCGTTGTCATCCAAAAAAACGGAAGCGTGCGTCGCAGCGTTGTATAAGCAGTAATCCGAGGTGATCGCTAAAGAAATGCGAAACCGCCCAAGTCAGTACGGAGCAAAGGAATAGGCCCCCTGAGTGACCAGACAGCAGACGAGAACTCTTATCCAATTTAATAGTAGTTTCACAATTTGGAGATTTGGGGTTTGTGGTGTATGCTACCTGTATAATGATTACTGTGGTGGCGTATTCTCTATGCTAGGACGTGTTATAGGTAGTGTAGTTGGAGTCTTTCTCGTTACTGGATTCTTAGGAATGGGACTGGCTATGTCTTTTGGGTATATATTGATGATCTTGGGGGTAAGGCTATCTGATGTCTTGCCTCAGCCAGACAACGCAGTCAATTTAGCCCTTCTATGCTATATAGTATTCTCCTGTGTTGTATCATTCTTTCGGCTTTATAGCCTAGGACAGAGCGACGCTGAAAAGCTTGTTGATGCTTTAGAGCAGGCACATAGCAGGGAAATCAATGTATTGAGGTCGCAGATAAGGGATGCTGAATGGGAACGGGATGATGCCGAGGTGAGGTATAGGAAGCATGCAGAAGTTGTCATAGAGTATGAAACTCAGAAGTTGAATGACGAAAGGACAGCTATCCATCAGACATGCAACAACCTAAAGCAATACAACAAGATATTGCGGTCTTCTATGTTAACTCGCGCCGCTGGCTATGAATCCATACACGAGGCTATAGCAAAGCTTGACGAAGTGGTTGATGAGGGGCTGGCGGCTTATCTTGAAAACAAGAAGCGGCCAGCATTGTCTGCAGCTGCTACCGTGCGTGAACAGACGAAGTTGCGACGCAAGGCTGAAGTCGAAGCGAAAACCGCCCGATCAATCATTGAGTACTACGAACGGTCGTTTCCCGATCTTGCTGAGATTCGTCGGAATGAGCTGGAGGACGATAGCGAGGATGAGGTCGTTGACATTGCATATACAGAGCAGGAGCGACAAGATCCAGCTACTCAGCTATTGGCAAGGTCGGAATATCTAAAATTAACGCCAGGTGAGAGAAATCAGCTAGCGCTAGATAGGTACTGGAAACGCCGCCACTCAAGCAAACATGTCGGCAAGATGTATGAGCGATATATTGGCTACATATACGAATGCCAGGGTTATGCGGTGAGCTATTACGGTATAGATAAGGAGCTTGATGACTTAGGAAGAGACCTGGTATGCGTCAAGGGCAAAAAGGCTGTGGTTATTCAGTGTAAAAACTGGTCAAAGTATAAGACTGTACGGGAGAACCGTGTGTTTCAACATTTTGGCACAGTATTTGAATACAAGCAGCAACATCCTAATATGAATGTGACGGCGGCTTTTTATACGACAACGGCAATATCTGATGTTGCTAAAGAGTTTGCAAAAACACTAGGTATGGAGATCTTTGATAACTACAAGTTTGACAAGTCCTACCCGTGCATTAAGTGTAATATAGGACGGGACGGCTCAAAGATATATCATCTACCATTCGATCAGCAGTATGACAAAGTGAATATTGAGCCAGAGAAAGGCGAACTCTTTGCAAGGACTATCAAAGAAGCTGAGGATGCTGGGTTTAGACGAGCATACAGGTGGCGAGGGGCTAAATCTTGACATTTTACCTCTGTTGTGCTACAATGTGAGCATGAAAAAGGCTATAGTTATTACCGCTATCTTAGTTCAGCTGACGGGTGTTGGCGGGGCGGTGTGGCTTGTTGCTAACTTGAATTCTCAGAAGCCTGTAGAAACAGCTCAGGCGCAGCCAAAGCCAGAGCTAAAGAAGGATAAATATGATGTCGGTCCTGCAGACGCTCAGGAAATGCTAGAACTAGTTAATAGGGAACGCGCCAAAGTGGGTGCAGCGCCACTGGTGCTGGATGAAAGGTTAAACCAGAGCGCTCAGGAAAAGGCGAATGACATGACAGACCGCAATTATTACAGTCATGTATCTCCTGACGGAGTCCATGGATATAGTCTTGCGGAAAACCGAACAAAAGGTTCTTGCGGGCTTGTAGGTGAGAATATAATAAAAAATCTCTATGATGCCAATAGCCAAAATACGATCAATGAATGGATGAACTCAAAGCCGCATCGTGAAGCAATACTTGATCCTAGGTATACAAAAACAGGTTTTGGAATATCAGAAAGTTCAATAGTTCAGCATTTCTGTGAAGAAAAGCAGTAGTTAGTATATAGCGCTAACCCCAAATCTCCTTATCTCGCGAAAGGAGATTTTTTTATGGGCTTATTTAACGCCTCTAGCAACATCATAAAACAATATCAACAGCTGCCTGGATTATTCCAACGCGGGCTTTCTTGGGAGGATATGTCGCGACTTACTGGCATGCCAGTGAACAATATTAAGCAATACTCAGAGGCTAAATATCCAGGTTACGGCATAAAGCCACAACAACCGAAGAGTAATAATGCACAACGAAATACCCAGCATGACAGTAATTCAAATAGCAACCAAAACCTCGATCTCGGCTACTACGGAGGCGGTGGCGGCAACACCGGCGGTAACCGTGCCAGCGCTGCTCAATTAGCAGAATACGACCAAGGTATTGGTCAGCTAGAACACGGACTGGGTAGAGTAGATAACCAGCTAAATGCACGCCTGGGTAATATTCGCGACCAGTACGATACCAAGCAAAACGAACTTCGCAGCTCATGGAACCGCGCAGAGGGTCAATACAACGACCAGACGCGCCAAAACCAGCAGCAACGCCGCACTAACATCAATAACATTAACGACCGCTCAGCCGTAGGCCTACGCGGGTTACTTCGTTCACTCGGTAGTATGGGTGCGGTTGGTTCAGACATGCAATTAGCAGGACGCGCGGTACAGAGCCAAGCCAATCAGCAGCGCGCCGGCGCCGGTCAAACATACGCTCAGAACCAACGGCAAATTGACGGCACATGGGGTCAATTTAAGAATGACTATGAAGATGAGAAAAAGAAATCCTTGGAGTGGAAAGTCAACGAAGACCGGGCAGCTCAGCAGCAAGCTGGAACTACTCGCCAAAACTTATTAACTCAGTTAGCGCAGCTACGTAGCCAGAAGGCTGCTGCACAGGGTGCAAACGGTGCTGATGCTGCTCGTGCCGACTTAAATCGGGCAAACGCTTTGTCAAGCGAAATCGACAACCTAGGTCGCCAGCAGCGTATCTATAATGGCAATAAAGTCCAATACAACGCCAAAGACCTTGATGCCTATAAAGTAGGAGGCGATACGTCAGTCGGCATATCCAACTCGACATCGCCAAGCAGTGACCCAACAGTCAATATCTATGACACGCGCCTCAAACAAGAAGAAGAGCGTAAACGTCAAAACCAATACCTGTAAATAAGCGAGGAGGGGATTAGAGAATGGACTTTTTCCAGAGGTTAGGTAACTTTTTCACTGGCAAGGGCTGGGTAAGCGACGAAGAGAAACGCCGCAAGGAGCAGCAAGCACAGCAGCCCCAGCAACGTCCGCAGCCAGTACAACAACCGCAGTTAAACAACCAGCCGCGGATGAATATGCCGTGGGCAAATAACAGCGGCGGACTAAACCAGTCATCCCAGCCAAAAGTCAACCTTAATCCCCTCCAACAAGCTAACCAGGTAAACCAGCAATTAAACTTAAATAGCCAGAATAACCAGCAAAAACCACTGGTAACCACTAACGATGCCCCAAAGATGCTTACCCCCGAGGGGCAGCAAGACTGGGCAAACAAGCAGAACAAGCAAATACAGATTCAGAATGCCAACAACCAACCAATCCAGCCGCAACGCCCGCAGCCAGTACAACAACAACCGCAACCGCAAACACCTAAGCCATTCCCAGTACAACCTCAGCAGCCAAGACCACAGACAATAACCAGCCCGAACGTTATTAACCAGCAAAACGATATGCGTCGCATGGGCATTGATCCAAACCCTGTTCACACTGCAATTCGTCAAGCTAACGAAGAGCTAAATCAGTACAAGACGGCGCAAGCACAGCGTCAAGACATCATCGACAATAAAATGCGCGCACGCGGCGTCAGCGAACCAGAGATTGCCAAGAACCGCCAAACACGTATCCAGCTGGAAAACCAAGCGCGAGCCTCTGCCGACGAAGCACGTCGGTCGCAGAATATGGCGAATATCGTTGGCGCAGTTACTGCACCGGGACGAGCCGTAGCCAGCGCTACTAAAGGCTTCATAGATGGCGCAGGGCGCACAGTAGGTGATACTGGAGATAAACTATCTCTGGCTATTGCCGATGCTATGTACGGCATTACTGGCGACGAAAAATACAGCAAAACCCGCCAGCGAATTATTCAGCAGGGTCAGCAGCGCAACGCGCAGTACGATAAACAGTTTGGCGTGTTCAAGAAAAATGATGCAGATGTTGATGTGGCATATGAGCTAGGTCAGAGCGGCCAGCGGTTAATTCAGGATATAGGTACAGGTGTAGCGACGGCTGGTGTAGCTCCAGTTGTGCGCCAGTTTGCGGAAAACGCCGCAGACTTTGTGACTGATGCTAATGCCCACGGTAAAAATACCCGCGACGTATTACCGGCTGCCTATGCTAACGCGGCAGCCCAGGCTGCCATTGAAAAAGTAGGTCTAGACAGAGTGTTGTCGCCTGGCGGAAAGACTGTTGCTAGACGAATGATTAAAAGCGCCTTGGCGGAAGGCGGCGAAGAGGCGGCGCAGCAACTCACAGAAAATGCATTCGCCAAGCACACTTACGACCCTGATCGCAAATATTCGGAAGGAGTTGTTAAAAGCGCTCTTATGGGTGCAGCACTTGGTGGTCCAGCTGGTGCCGGCAACTTCGGCGGTGTGCGACACACGGAAAATCAACCGTCAGCAGCAATGAGTACACAGATTGCTCAGAGTCAACCAATGCAGCAACAAGCTACAGGTAAGCTGGAGCAAGAAGCCCTAGCACAGCGACAAGCACGCCAGAGCGAGCAGCAGCAAACACAACAAGCTCAACCGCAGATTCAAAACCAGAACACTAATCAGAATGCCGGCTACTCAGACTTTTACCGCCGCCCAGCAGAAAACACCTCATTACGCCAAGCAGCAGAGGTCAACGCGGTCAATACACGAACCAGCCAGACACACCCAATCCAGCAGGTCAACGTCAATCAGACAGTACAGGCTACCATGCCAAACGCCAGCCCTGCCCTCAAGCAGGCTGTCAGCCAAAACATATCCGACATCCAGCGTGGCGACACCAACGCCATTGCTACTCGCCAGCAAACCACTGGTAAGCTAGAAAACTATCTTATTGAACAAGCTACTCAGAACGTACAGGATACGGTGGCGCAGGATGTGCGGTATAAGATGGATAATCAGTCTAATACGCAGCTTAGTGCAGACCCGGTTATGAATGTCCGCAACGCCGATGGCGAAACCATGGCGGATATGACAGCGCGCTTGCAAAACGAGGGCGTATCCCCGCAAGGTATCCAAATGGCGCAGGAAAGGTTCAGAAGTCAGGCAGAGAACTACATTGCCAATCCGCAATCAATGCCGGCGTGGAGTATGCCTGGCGCTGCTGAAAATGCCGACACGAACTACATGATGGCTCACCGACCAGACGAAAATGGTCCGCGAGCGTTCAATATGGAAGAGGGCGGCATGCTTAATGGATTTTATGACAGTCCGTCTAGCTTTGGTGTGCGCGCATCGGAAGCGTCCCACCAAGAATCGATGGACGCGCTGAACGCTATCCGCAGCAATCCGAACGCCGACGTGACTATTTACCGGGCAGCACCAAGTCCGGAGCTGAATGATGGAGACTGGGTAACCTTATCCCAGACATACGCCGAGCAGCACCAGGAAAGCAACCTGAACGGTAGCGGTGAAATACATGCCTTTACGGTTAAAGCTAAAGACTTGCGTTTCGCTGGCGATGATATTAACGAATTTGGCTATTTTCCTAACCAGGGCGACGTCGACGTCAAAATGCAGCTAGTCAACGAAACCATGAATGAAGCTGCTACTACAACAATGGAAACGCTCAAAGCCCGCCACCTCGACCTGACAGGTGATGAGAAACTTGTCTTTAATGAATGGCAGAACGAAATGCAAAGAGAAGCTCTCGGCTATTACGATCCAAAGACCGACAAAATAAACCTGAATAGGCTGTCTGAAGACACCCTGAACCACGAACTGGGACACAAACTCTTGGAACGAGCAGACAACAAACAGGAACTCTTAACCGCCATCCGCCGATTCTATGGCGACAACTACCTCATCAACAAGTACGGGCAGCAATACGGCGCTGCAGATATTAACCTGCTAGCCGAAGAACAGCTTGCCGATGGATTCAGCGACTATTACAACGGCAAACTAAACGGCGAGACTACCCAGCGCCTGGCTGCCCGCCTACACATCCCGCAGCGTATTGTCGCTATCTACGATCGTATTACTGAAGCCATAAGAGGGTTAATCGGTAAGCAGGATATCATCAAGCAGTTCTATGCCCAAATGGAAACAGGGAAATTCAGAAACACCCAGCAGCAAGTACCTGGCGGCGATGGGCGGTTAAGGATGATGAGTATCGAAGCTGCCCATGATGGTAGGAATATTGTAGTTGTCAATAATAATATCCTCAAGGGTGTGCCTGGCAAGCAGGTTGTCCCGACAATTCGCAAGTACTTAAACGAAAATTTCAAAGGCAATAATTATCCGCTGAACTTCGGTAAAGACGGGACTGGCAGGATTAACAGAAACACAATTAGAAAGTATGTCGATCCACACCAAACTTTTGAAGATATATTAGTTAAGGGTAAGATGGCTGGTGAGTTACCTGACATTCTTAAAGTATCTAAGAAGTATGCAGAAGCTCCGGACACGAAAGCGCATTCATTCGCAAAGGACGGTTTTGAATACAGGACGGCACGCATAGAAATAGATGGTCAACAGTTTGACGTAACTATAAATGTTGGATTAAACGATAAGGGAAAGTTAATATACGCTTTCAACAATATAAAAAGAATACCGGCGAACCGCTCAAGTAGGCGATTTAGTTCCGGCGATTCTGATTCCAGTGTAGCAAACTCCACCCAAAATGTCAACACCGACCCCCGTTACAAACTAGACCAATCGCAAAATCATTCTAAGCCAAGCGCCATTGATAACCTCAACAACGCTATGGATAAATACAGAGCCGATAAACAGCGCCGCCAACAGCCACTTCAGGAAACCATCAATAACATCCAAGATAATCCTAAGCCAAAGATAACTAAGGAGTTGCGTCAAGCTATCGATAACTTCATCTTTGAAAACATCGATGAAAACCTATTCCTAGAAAATACCGCCACAGATATACAGGGAAGTAACGGTTCAGAGTGGAGCATACCGCGTATACATGTTGACGACCTCCGTCATTACTTAGGCGATTTGACAGAAGACCTGCCGTCTGCATACAAACGCCGTACTGGCAAGCGGGATATCGATACTGTTGCCCAGGAGATGGGATATGACGATATCGATTCATTCATCGATGAAGTAACCCGGGTGGCTGAAGCCAGAAGAGCGGAAAGAGAACGTAAAGAGCAGCTGGCCGAGTGGCGCAGAGACCCGGATGTTATTGAGGAAGCTCAGAAAATAGTCAATGCCAGGCACGCAGAGGAAGCCAAAAAACAGGCGGAAGCAAAACGGAAGGCTGAGGAAGTAAAGGCACATAACGAACAGCTAAAGAAACAGCAAGCGTTAGATGAAGTACTAGTCCGAGGGCTAGATGAAGGTCCGCGTCATAAGATAGCAGATATTGTACATAATGCCAGCCTAGTAGTTGGTATTGATGAGAAAACGGTCGCGAAGCGGTTTGCAAAAATAGCTGAACAGAAGGGCTATGATATCACTGGCGAGCGTGCATTCCTGACAGTCGATCCGCATGCTGGCAGTATGTTAGACGAAAATGGTCGTTTACGTCCAATTGACGAAATAGCGCCAAACATCAAAGAGAAGATTAAGCTGCCAGGTGCAGAGCATGCGGTGCCAGCGCCTACAACTACTTCTAACACAGTTGCGCATAATACGCGTCAGATGATCTATAAAGACGAAAACGGTGCGTACCATTCATTCTATGAATATCGAAACATACACGGGAAATGGCAGAGGACTGGGCAGGAAGCAGTGAGAGTGACGTCACCGCTGCAAAACAAATTCATCGATAAAATTAGATCGGATAAGACTGTCAATGAGGAAGCGAAGCGAGCATACGAAGATGGACTAGCTATCCAATATATTTGGCGCGAAAACTCTAAGGGAATAAACGCTGAATTGGTGAGTACGTTTGACGGCTATATGAAGACTGGCAACAAGAAAGAGTACCGCCCAAGCGATAAGCTGGTAACATTTAACCCGAATAAGCACCACATTGAATCCGGACGAGTGGTCGATTCAGCAACTGGGCAAATCCTGGGTAACTACATCGAAATGACACCTGAAGGCAACGTGACAATATACGCTGGCAAAAAGAAGATGAACCTGAATATGCGCGATATCGATTTTAGCCAGCTGAAAGAAATGAAGTCTGGCGCTGGGCAGACGTGGACGACCGAGGGTGTCATCGACCGCGTAACTGGCGCATTACGTCGCAGTAACAGTCTGAACTACTTTAAGAGCGGCGTCAACAAGACGAAAGAGGCATTGATGAGTATCATGTCCGAACTGCCGCGCCAAGCTAACGCTGCCGCAGTTAAAGAGGGTAATGCTATTGGCCAAAAGATAAAGGATTATCGTAAAAATTTTCTAAAGCAAGCTAAAAAACATGGTCCTCTAAAACGACAGATGTTGCAAGAAGCAGTCTTCGTGATTGAGCCTGCCCGAGTGCCGCGCGGCGAGAAAGTACCGTCCTATAAAGAACGACTGCATGCGTTTGAGGAGGTATACGGTAAACCTGCCGCTGAAGCTCTTGATCAATACAATGGATTCCTGCGCGCGGTATACAAAAACCTGCTCATCCGACAAAATGAGATTCGAGTGGCACTGGGCAAAGATCCAATCATGGAGCGGAAGGACTACATTACACATCTGGGTGAATTACAGTCCAGTAAGGGTGCAATCGCCTCAATGTACAACGGTGCTAAAAACTTAATGTCGGCTGGCGACTTGCCAACCGCATCGCGCAAGTCATTGCCAGCTAAATTAGCGGGGCGCACAGGACTGTTTAAGCCGAATCAGAAGTTTAATCAGTTTGCTATGCAACGCGTCGGCGATGTAAAACCTATCGACCCATTCACACCGTTGATGGAGTATAGTAAGATTGCTCTTCATAATATACACATGACCGATGCTATTACCATGAACCGGTCTCTGGAGGTGGCGGTACGGGCCGCTAGCGAGGCGAGGCAAGAATTTGCTGGTAAGGGTACGAATGGTATACAGAAGCTGGCTGACAGAATAGACGGGTTGTACAAATCAATTAAGGCTGGCGAGATTAACCAGGAAGAGCTAATCCAGGCGAGAAATAAGCTGTATGGACTATCACGGGCAATCGGCCGCGAAATTGACGGGGTTAAAGAGTTGCATAAGGCTATTAAGAAAATCGATAAGCTAGGCGCACAGGACTTAACTAAAAACGACGTCAGCAACCTGAAAGAAGCAACTAACAAAATGGCAGATAGTTTGGATAAGATGTTGCAAGACGTGGAGTTTATGCAGCAAATGACCGACAGCGCCAATGGATTAACGCAGTTTGTCGGATTCGTTCAGGAGCATGCTAACAGGTTGGCTGGCAAGACCGATCCATTCCAGCGAACTGTTACCGACACAGAGCCAAGCCTGGCGCGTAAGTTTACCGATACAGTAGCCCGCGGGCTAATGAAGCAGGCAGCCCTGTCAAAGATTGTCGGCAACGTAAACTCAGCAATTGCGCAGACAGCATCAATGCCAACCCTGCTGGCAACAACCGACGCAAAATCGTTACTCCAAGCATTTAAGCGCAAAAACCGCGAGGCGATATTGCAAAAATCAAATGCATTGGCGCTCAGATACGCCGACGACAACTTATCTGACGATACTAAGTTTGAAAAAACCATGAAAGTCGCTGGCATTCCGATGGAGTTTATTGAGAAAAACGTCATTGAGTACACCTTCCTAGCTAAATATAATCAGGCTATCAACAACGGTTTAAGCGACGCTGACGCCGTAAGATACGCAGAGCGCTTTATTAATGATACGGTAACCCTGCGCGACCAGATAAGTACTCCACGCGCCTACAACCGACTATGGATGGCGTCGTTCTTACAGTTTAGCCGCGAAGTATCGCAGCAAAACCGTTACGTTTGGAACCAGATGACTGGCAAACAAAAAGTGGCATTCTTTGTCAACGTGGCCATCATGTACAATGTCCTGGAAGCAGTGACAGGTAATAAGCCAGGAGCTGATCCGATGGGAGCATTGCTAGAGATAATTGCTGATTGGATGGGTAATGACGAGGATGACGACGATAAAGACGCGTCAGTGCAAGCTAAGCTGGGGCGAACCCTACAAAAGGTGTCCAGCGAAGCTATCAGCGCCACTCCAATAGTATCGAGTATAGTTAATTCTGCGACTACAAAGGAAGACCGCCAGAAACTGTTTGGCAAGGAAAGTTCTTTGGGTCGATACGACGGCACGCTACCTATTGCCAGTCTGCTCCGCACGACAGCCAGCATTAAAGGCAACTTGGATGAAGCCGGCGCAGCAAGCGAAGAGGGCGACGATGATAAAGCAGACGCAAAGACAAAGGCTGCCATGTACAGGGCGTTGAGTGAATTACCAGCAGGAAATCAGCTGAAGAAAACTATACAGGGCTTGACTGCTGCTCATTCCGGCGAAGCAAAAGACGGCAATGGCGAGGTGAAGGCTGAATTTGAAAAAGATAATCCATTTTATCTAACTCAGGGGGCGCTGTTTGGCAAAAATGCAATCCTGCCGGTACAAGTAGAAAATGGCGACAGCTCATGGCTGAAACTGCTCAAGCTTGGCGGTATAACAGCAAACGCCTCTGACGGTATTCATATAAACATGCCGGGCAGCAATAACCAGAATAACCAGCAAGCTCAGCAGCAAACAGCCGACGGACAGTTGAACTTGGAGGGGCTAAATAAAAAAGATGCACTGTCAATAAAGAAAAAACTGAAAAAGGGCGATTACCAGTTCAAAGACGGATTACTCGTCAGTAAAAGCGGTGAAGTAGAACGATCTATCTATAAAAAACTTGCCGAAAGCCAAGGCGAAAGCGATGAAGCCTACTCTAACTGGATGAAAGCCTACAATATCGACGACGTCTCAACCCTCAAAAAAGAGTTCAAATCATCTAATGATATCCTCAACAAGTTGGAGAACGGCGAGAAGAAAGACGACAAAGCCAAGAGTGCCGTGGATATCCTCATGGGCAAACATAAAGACCTGCCAGATTGGGCAAAGGAGCGCTACTATAAAGAATCTGGTTACAGTAAAGAGCAAATCGAGTATGGTGCAATGACAACGCACAAGGAGGTTAGCTTGATGGACAACTACTGGCGCCAGAAGGCACAAGAATCATCCCACGAGGAGCTGATGCAAGCACTCACTAACGGAAGGCGCAAGAGTATTGTCGGCCAGATGTTTGCCAAGAATGGTATCGTCAATAAATTGAAAGCCGAGGGATACATTACCAAGCAGGAAGCAAAAGCCCTCAATGCTGCTGAGTTTGATGTTGATGGTAACAGAATCACCAAAGAGGGTTCTGGCGGCAGCGGAAGCGGACGAGGCGGTTCTGGACGCGGCAGGGGCAGGAGCGGTGTGTCAACGGCGTCGCCATTGATATCAGCGGCAGTTAAAAGTATCAACAGTCTGTCTTCAGCTGCGCCAAGAGCAAATAAGACGTCGGGTAGCGGTAGGAGCATTGACCAGATAGGTAAAAACTTAATCAGTAAGATGAACACTCAAAAACAGGTAAACACTGCTCTGAAGCAATGGAACGGTGGAAATAGCAGTAAAAAACCGCGAGTCCGTACTACAAAAGCACGAGCATAACTATCAAGTTTATGCTATAATAGTGAGTAAGAAAACAGCGTGACCTGAAAAACACGGAGCGTCTGGCAATAATAAGCCGGCTCTGTGTTTTTAATTTAGGAAAACGCTATGAACACTAGACAACTCGTATCAGCCGTCATACTGAAAGCTACTGGTAAAGTACGAAACCTACCAGACACCGATAAGAAATACCAAAAGATAGTAGGTATTGCTAATATGTATATTCCTGTATGGCAAAGTGAGCCAAATGTTGATTGGCAATCATTATACGACCCGTCTTACTCTATCGGTACGTTATCGACAGAGCAGTCATACGATATCGATACAAGTGAAGTAGCTAAAGTAAGCAATATTCTGGGTGACACCATTAAAGTCCGAAAAGATAGACAAGTAAGAGAGTACACTACAGTACCGCCAGAGCAAGCAGGAATGTATAAAGGACAAGACTGCTGCACAATCGCTGGTAATAAATTGGTGTTTATCGACACCATTAGAAACGACGATCCAATGCTGGGCGGGGAGATTGAAATACCTGTCTACTTAAAAGCGTCATTGCTTACTGGAGCTGGCAGTACTATCCCAGTAGACAATCCAATGTGGCTAGTAACAATGTGCGCAGCTGAGTATGCCCGTAACGATATTCTTTTACAAAATCAATACGGCAACCTCATTGAAGAGGCAAATCAGCTGATGCAGAAAATGATTGAAAACAATGGTGCTCAAGCAAGCTATCGACCGCTACACACGATACCAGGAGTATCTGATATATGCTGAAGCCAACCCAAAATACGAAATCACCAAAGATACAGCGTTTGGTAGTTCAAGATTGGGAAAACGGCGTAGTAACAGCCTTTGATGACGGACGTTCGCCGTTAAGAGGCTTGCGATCATCTGAAAACATGATTCTAGATCAGGATTCGGTCATTACATCCAGGTGTGGTACAGCGAAATACGGTCCGCAGCCATTGGGTAAAGTATTGGGCGAGTTAGCAGAGTTTCGCAGTACAACTAGTAAGGGCTCAATAAATTGGCTAGCTTGCCTCCAGCGGATCAACGATAAGACAAAATTATGCGTTGCCAAAGGTGAAGATGCTGCCTGGCGAGTAATTGACGGCAAAGAGTACCATGAATCTGCTCGCGGGCATTTCAAGCAGATAAGAGGCAATCTGCTGATTATGAATGGCGAAGATACGCTAAGCTACCTAGATATTTCTGCTATGAAAATTGTAGCATTCCAGAAGATAGCCGACCCAACAGTGCCAATACTGGATAAGAATACAGGGTTAACCGGTACTGGGTTCAAGGTATTTTATGCAGTTACTTTCAATTCTACAGTGGGTGAGACAGCAGGCTCGCCATTACTCTCTACAACAATATCTACCGACCGAGATATGTGGAATAGTGAAAAGCAGAGTTTATCTATCAAACGTCCAGACAGCACGGAAGCGAAGTCATGGAACATTTATTGTGGCATCGGTGTGGACGGCGGAGGCGACCCAACGTTGTACCGTCTGGCAGCCGCCCTACCTATGGATCAGACAGCGTTTATTGATAATGGCTCGCGTAGTCTTGATGTGTCTATACCACTACCAAAAGACAACAACACTGCCGGTCCAAAAGCCACGCGCGGTGATGTGATCAATGGGCGTATTTGGCTGACTGGAGACAGAGACAACCCATTTTACGTTTGGCGCGGCGGCGATTATAGACACGAGCTGGACTTCTCGCCAGGATACGGCGGCGGGTACACGCCGGTTGGTAGTGGTACAAAGGAAGTGCCGCTGGCAGTAAGACCGTATCGGGACGGCAAGGGCGATCCAAAGGTTACTGTATTGTCTAGCGGCACTAACGGTGCTGGTAAGCGATTTTATATAGCACCGACAAGTGTATCATATGGTGATGAAACTATTACTGTGTGGCAGGTACAAGAGGATACTGGTGCAGATGGTACAGACAGTCCTGATGCTGCAGTAATCTATAATAATGACTTACTCTATCCAAGCCGTGATGGATTCAAAACAACAGGTACGCTGCCGCAATTGCAAAACGTATTATCCACCAAGAGAATAACTAACACTATTCAAGACGCAATTAGTACGCTGAATACCAAAGCTATTGAGAAAGCCGTTGGATTAGCATTTGAGGGGCGTGTGTACTGGGCATTACCAGTCGCAGCTAACTATAATAATCAAATTTGGGTTTATGATGCTGAGCGCAAGGGTGCGTGGATGAAGCCGTGGAATATTCGTGCTGACTGGATGACGCTGTATAACGATAATTCTGGTATAACTCATTTTCTCATTGTTCAAGGAGATAAGATTGTTGAGATATCAAAGAGTGTAAAAACAATGGATGATGGTAAAGCGTTTAATACTAGTGGTCAAAGCGGGCAGCTGCGATTTGAGGAAACTGGTCGTGATTGGGGTCGAGTGCTAAAAGCTATATTTACACTACTCAGACCGCAAGGAAGAATAGCATTGAATGCCACTATTAAAAATGAAGATGGTGAGCTACAGAACTTTTCTGAAACAAGATATTTTGGCGCATCGTCAAGCCGTACTGGCTGGAGTGAACCAGGAGTGCATTGGAGTACGCCGGGTGTGCCGTGGAGCGGAGTAAAGAAAACCCCGAATGTATTTAACTCATCCAGCGAGGATGTAGAGATAGAAGTAGATGAAGATGCTCAGTGGGTACAGTATGGGTGGTCGTCATCCGAGCCAGGAGTGAGCTATGCGATATCAAGAGTGGTATTTGAATATGTAAATATTGGTGCGAAAGACTTAAATTAAAGGAGGGAATCATGGCAAGTATAGAAGATAAAATTACACGAGTTATGGATGGAGGCATGTATCCAAATGTAGCGCGCGTGGTAAGCCCGCGCGCGGCAGGATCCGACACGTTGCTAACTGACGGCTTAAGCGGCTGGAGTACGGAAACAGCAATGAACTTCATAACCTATCGAACCGATTCTGCTGACAATGTAATTAATGGAACTGTCCGCGATTGGATAGGAGTAGCCAACAAGGCAAATAGCGGTATCATAAATCTTAAGCTGTTAGCAGGTCCTGAAGATGATGGAAACAATGTCGGTGATATCGTTCAGCCATGCAACACCGCCTCACGGGCTGACAGGTTAGCGCAGGCGTTACTAGAAACTCTTGATACCACTGGCAAACCAAGACCAAAAGCTATTCCCCTCGCTAGCATTAACGGCGGCACTACTGCTGGCATACTAAAAACTGATGAGTCTGGTGCAGTTACTTCAGGGAAGATTACGCCCTTTGATATTGAATCTACCGCTATACTATCAGGAGTGTCTTATGTGCAAGGTAACGGCACAACATCAAATAAAAAGGTAGTTACATTTAGTAAGCCGTTAGATTACGTGCCAACCAATATAATAATAACCCCGCTAGGAACAACCGAGGTGGCAAATCCCGATTCACCCTCAGACTTTAATTTGTCAGCAAACAACAATCCATGGCAGTTTTATATTGGTGGTATAACCAAATCCGAGTTTACAGTGTTGTGTCTTCGTGCGGGTAATATGGGTAACGCCAAATATGGATTTAGCTGGGCAATAGTTAAGTAAAATATCAACTTGGTAAATTGTATAGATTATAGTACTTGTGCTATAATATGTACATAAATTAAACTAAGTGTGATCTCATAAAAAACGGAAGCACGTACAAATATGAAAGGCTTCCGTTTTTTATATGCCAAAGTCAACTATCGAACAGAACGAACGCCTAGCTCGTTTGGAAGTGTTCAATGAAAAAGTTGTAGAGCCTTCCTTAGTGCAAATACTAAGCAAACTGGACGGATTGGTCAGTCTGAATCAATTTAACGAACGTAATGAGTATGTAGATCAGAAGATATCCAATTTAGAGGAATCAATTAAAGCTATCAATAAACGCAACGAGGTGCTGGATGGCAATATATTCATCAAAGCAATCCGCCCCGCCGAAAACAAATTGGTGGCGTTCATTATCCAAGTGACAGGATTAGTTCTACTTATCGGTCCCACACTATTTATCATTTACAGCCAATCAATTCAGAAAAAGCCAGAAGTAATCAAAGAGATAGTTAATGTTAAAGAAAGGATAGAGAAGTGATAAAGCAGATATTTAATATCAACCTAAACGTTCCAGCGACGCAAGGCTGGTGCTTGAAATATGTTGATGATGCAATCGCCGCACCAGCGCGAACGTCGCCTGCCCAGGTAGCTTATAAAAACGAGTACAACGCTGGCAGGATGCATTACAAAGAGGACTTGCCGACTGGTGTATTTGTTATCATCTTTTTTGAAATCCTGAACGGTCCAGACAAAGATAACGGACACGTTGCACTAGCTAAGCGCATTGACGCTAATACGATAGAAATCCACGATTCTGAAGTTCATTCTGGTCAGCGCGGCATATACGGTTCAGTCGGCGAAGTCCAAAACTGGTTTGCCAGCAAGTATGGCTATAGCCTGAAGTACCTCGGCTGGAGCTACAGCTGCGACGGCAGAACTATTGCTGCCGACGTTAAGATTGAGCGCGTAATCACCCGTACGACGTCTCATGAAGTCAATGTGAGAGACTTCCCATCCAAAGCTGGTAAAATCCGCACGGTGTTTCCGAAAGGCAAGATGTTTAATGTTAAGGGTTACGTCGATGGTGAGTTCATTGACGGCAATAAAATTTGGTTCGTGACTAAAGAGGAGGGCTGGTTCGTCAACGCTAACTATGTGACAGATAAGACACTCAAAGAGCTGCCAGACATCACTAAATCGGTTGTGCCGGCTGGTATGACATTCACCCCGCCAAAGACGCAATCCGCCTCGCAGAAAGCCCCAGAACCGCCCAAGCAACCGCAGGGAAGCAATGATGACTTAACCGAGACAGACCGAGAGTTAATTAAGAAGTTTATCAGCTGGCTGAAAAGCACTAAAAAGGAAATTAAATAAGGAGGCGATTAACTATGGATGAGAATCTACAAAAAATAACCGTCACTAAATCAAGCTTGTATTTTCGCGAATGCAGAGCTTGCGGCTGCGTGACGTTACATATCGGCAAGGCTACACCAGAGATGCCGGCAGGCTCGACATACAATGACTGCCTGCAGTGCCTGGTTGACGCGCATAGCGTCCCAGGCTTGAGTAGGTGGCATGACGAAAATACGGGCGCACTGTTAAAAGAACCACGCGGCGAAAAGCCGCCAAAATCAGAATGTTAAATAAAAGGAGGCAATATGAAAGACCTAGAAGCATTAAAGAATATTAACTATAAAGACGTAGCGGTTCGCGCTGTTTGGACGTTTGTTCAGGCGTTCATAGCGTATTTCCTATTAGCTGGCGGCAATATCATCGATTTGCTGTTCGACGCTAAATGGAACGACCTGATGAGTTTACTGCAGGCGACTAGCGTCGGTGCGATTGCTGCTGGTTTATCTGCTGCTAAGACGGTCATCGTCGGGCTGATAAATGAGCTGAAAAGCAGTACTGCGGAGGGCTAGTATGGAATTTAAGCGAGGCGATACAGTTACTCACACCCTAGTCATTCCAGAGATGTTTTATAAAGCTGGTCTTAAAGTGTTTTTCATGGCAAAAGAGGAGATGGACGATGATACAGCCGACGCCAAGGCTTTAATAGCACGCGAATTTGGCGACAGCAATATTATTAGCCGCGAAAACAACGAAATTACTTATGCTCTGAAATTTCAGCCAGGAGATACTAACGGCATAAAATTTAATGGTGACACTAAAGCAATCTTGCAAGGTGAGTTTGAATTTAGATATGCAGATGGTCAGATTAAGACATTTCCAGAAACTAAACCGCTAAAAGTAATTGTCTATTCAGACGTAAGGAGGGGAAATGGCTAACGTTACGATTACAGCTGATGGCATAGTCCAAGTGATTAAAATTGGCGAGGTGATTACTGGTCCTCAAGGTCCTCAGGGTGTTCAAGGCGAGCCAGGCAAGCCGCTAAGATATGAAGACTTAACGCCAACTCAAAAGGCAGAGTTAAAAGGTCCGAAAGGCGAACCAGGCAATCCTGGCGCACCAGGCAAAGATGGCAAATCACTACGATACGAGGATTTGACCGAGCAACAGAAAGCCGAGCTCAAAGGAGCTAAGGGCGATCCAGGAACGCCAGGAGCGCCAGGAAAAGACGGCAAGCCTGGCACTACCGACTACAATCAATTAGATAACAAGCCAGACCCTACAAGATATGTGAGTAAATCTGGCGATACGATGACTGGCAATCTAGTGTTATCGACAAATACTGCAGTCCCGCTTGAATTGGCAACCAATTCAACATCTGGGTGGCAAGAATTTAATATGTCGCATATGGGCGGTGGCACTCAAAATACCATTATATTTAATGCGCGGAATTCAGCTAATACCAAAACCAGGTATGCACAGATTCAGGCTTTTATGTTTGACCGCCAGAGAGCCTTAGGTTCTGTTATTATATCCACTAACAGCGCTGTAGGCATGAGAAACGTTGCTACTTTTCTAGCAGGAGAATTAAGGCTAGAAAGCTCTAGATTGACCTTTGGCGCAAGCGACGTCGCGATGATAGCGGGCAACGGTATGCCAAACGGCAAAGTTCTAGCGCCTGTTGGCTCAACTTATATAGATAGAGACGCTACTAACGGTGCTATTCGTTGGATTAAAAAGACTGGCGGAAATTCAGTCAATGGCTGGGCAGTAGACTATGGAGATACTGGTTGGCGAAATATCACACCTAACCCGTTGCCAGCTAATATCGATAAAACAGATTGTAAGATACGACGGGTCAACGACGTAGTCGAAGTAGCTATCGGCTACACGAACGTAATAAACGCTACCGAGATGGTATATACTAATAGCCTGCCGCTAGGTTTTCGCCCAGCTCAAAACGTCTTCGTTACCGGGACATCTACAGGTCCTGGCACTTCAAGGACAGGCGGTGTTGCAATCGACGGAACTAGAATCAGATGGCAATCTACTGTTGGGAACTGGAGAACTGCTTACGCACGCTACACCACCGATGACGCGTGGCCAGCGACTTTGCCAGGTGCTTAGAAAAATAGCACTCAACTATAAATGATTACTTTATAGTTCAGGCAGTAAGAATTGCTTACAAACTGAGTTGTTCGGAAATACCGAACAGTTGAAACCGCCTCGAGGGCGGTCTTCTTTTAGTTCTTTTTCATAATGTTCTCAAGTGTAGTCCGCGCCTTAAAATACAGCTCATATTTTGCCTCATCTGGCGCGTTAGACAGGTCGATTAGCAAATCCATGCCGCACAGTTCGCCAATTTTTGGCGTGGAGCTTTTGCTTTTGGAGCTGCTTAATTTAGCAATCACAGCGCTGTCTAGTTTGCTCGCTAAATCTAAAGTTGCAGTGATTTGGGTGACCTCTTCTGGAGTAGGGAGGTCTGTTACAGTTTTCTTCATTTCAATTTCCTTTCTTATTCGTTTATCGGTTTCTGGATTGTACACTACGCTCGCAGAATTTAAATCGTTGGCAATATCACTCATTCCAAAAATTTGGGCATGACGATTTTGAAGGGAGTTTATAGAGAGCAGCCTTTTACGTGCAACTCTATAAATATCTTTTACACGTCCACTGCAATAGTGACTATAACCATAGTAGTAGTCGTATTTTATCCACTTATGACATTTGTTGCAGTGGATAGATGGTCTTGGTTCACTCTTCGTCATTTCTATCGTTTAACCTTACCTTTTACTTAAAAATGCGATACTTGCCATAGTTTTCAGCTATAAACTTCTCAGCTCGACAACCTGATGCGAGATCCCAATGTGGAGCAAAAACAACCAGCTCCGCCTCTGCCATAATCTCTATGGATTTGGCAAGATACCATATGCCAGCGTCACTACCTTTAAGAGGGCATTTATCCTCTACAATTTGATCTAACAATTCTAATTTAGATCCTGGAAAATCCTTTTTGACTTGTTCAAAAATTTGCGACCTAGTTTTTACGATTTCTTCCACGCTTTTGCCTCTCATTGGCATTGATATAAATACTTTCATAATTCCTCCTTATTAAAATTTAGTTTATTATTTGCATTTGTAGTTTTAATGAAACACTTTTATATCACCTTTAGAATCGTAACAATAACGATATATACCTCCTCTATATTCACGTTTCGTGAACGTTCCAGCTCCAGGTCCGTACAGCTGCTTGCAACGATTCTGGTACTCTTGCTCTAGTTGTTCTGGACGCTTATGTTCAAGATGTAGGCTGCTTATAAAGGCAAACCAACCAATGAACAATACGATCAATATTACCTCCAATATACCAGGTTTGAATATTTTCCATCGTTCTTCTATTAGATTGTCGCTATACTCTCTAAACACTGTTGACCCGCTCCAAAAACATAAAAATGCAGCAAACGTCATTAAAGCTACTCTAATATCAGAATATTGTAAGAACAGCCCTACTATCGTCATGGCCACAGAGTAGACTAATAGTCTAAGAGTAAAGAATTCGCGTCTATCCATTATTTTAATCCTTCTAACTCTTTAAACTTTTTAGCAATATCTTTGACATACTCGCCCCACATATCTTGGCAACGCCTATCTAACAACTTGATTATTTCCTCTCGTGAGTAGATGCATTTTGGATTGCGCTCTTCCAGTGGGCCGTAGCAACTACAGTGACCTAGGTCTATTAGCATGAACTTACCGTTTTTATCTTTAAGGACTGCTGCACCACTTCCATCGTAATCACCCACTTCATAGTTATAGATAAGATACTCATAGGCTTCTTTGTCTAAATATTCTAAATCATATTCATCTAAAGAATCCCTGCCAACGTTATAGATTTTCATTTAATATTCCTCTCTTTATTAACTTTTATTTCAGCTTTTATAGAATAGAACATACACAAACTAAGAAAGTATGAAACTAGACAGAGCAGTTCTCCTAGATACTGGTTGGATAATGTACAATTGACAAACAGACATATACTCGACCCCGTCCATATCAGATTTAGGAACATAAGAATTTTAAGTTTGGTTCTATATTTCATATTTCTCTACCATTCTTAAAGCATTTTGAATAGCCCATCTCGCCACCTGCAGATTTACAGCGGGCTTCTAGGTCTTTTGTATTCTGTTCAAGAGTTATAGACAAAAGTGCAATGGCTGCAACAACAATCAGGAAAAGCGTTGCCATCGCCACTAAGTCCTTAAATGCTTGTAGCTCGCTTGTTCGTTGATCGTTGGTTGATTATCTTGACCAATAATCTTAATGTCGTTGACGTCTACAAACTCCGCTCCACAAGCTGCGGCCACTTGACGATACTCGTCTTCAAAGGCACTGTCACCAAGTTTTATGGTTTCAAGTATAACGTCGGCGGTGAATCTATCTGGCGTAGACACCAATATCGCTTTTCGCTCACTAGAGTTGTTGCCAAGATAAATTAACTTTTTGGGACAGTAACCATTGTTTGTCATAGCATATCCTCCGCCTTGATAATCTTCACATCGCCAACGGAATCCGCCTCTGACACATCTCTAACATCGTAGCCCCAAATCTCGTCAA